TGCAAGAAGTATTTTCAACGAGTTTAAGAGTTTCTTCTTCATTTTCTTGATTGATCCAAGGACATAAAATAACATTCAATCCGGCAATAGTAGTTTCTGTTGCTTTTGAATATACCTTAACATTATAGTACTCCCTCAACAATAAGTCAACAGAGTTTACACTATTTGTATTTTTATAATAGCAATCATGATTTCCGGAAATTAGGTGAACTTCAATATCTCTTTTTGAGAGTTCGTCAAAAAATACTTTTTTAGCCCATCTCAGAGCAGCAAAGTCAATACCTTTTCTACTATCAAAACAATCACCCATGTGTACTACATGTTTAATTTTTCTCTCATCTAAAGTGGGGAAGAATACTTCTTTGTAAAACTTCTCAAAGTAATCATGAAATAGTTTAGAGTTTTTACGAGCACCAAAATGAGTGTCGGTGATTATTGCTATTTCCATTTCTTTCTATTTTCCTCCCAAGGAAGCATTTGAAGATTTTCTATTCTACTACAATACTCTGGAGACATTCCTTTGTCAAAACATTCCTTTACAGATTGAATATGATCTATTTGATATCCACCATTTACTCCTGCCACAGATCTTGGTAGATCATCTGGATTTATAATACCTTTATTTTCATTATATATTTGTTCCGTAAGGTAATTAACTTTTCCCCTAAACTTTCTAAACTCGGATATATCATACCCTCTTTTTTCTTTGCATGTTTGAGACATTTTTATTTTTGTTTCTTCACTTCTTGGGCCTGTCTTTTTTCCCTTATTCCAAGGTTCTACCCCATACATAGGATTTTTTTCACCTTGATTGTTTTTACGCATCTTTTCTAATGTTTCATTAGAATGTTTTTGCAATCCTTTTTTACCTTTATTCCAAGGTATGGTTCCTTTTTTGCCAGACATTAGTATCTCAACTTACTATGAACCGCATCTTTAATGCTATTATAGTCCGAATAGTCTGAGCCGTCAACATTACCACTCTCAAAGACTTGATCGAATCCAGTCCTTTCCAGAATTTTATTTTTAATTTCCAGTTGCTTCTTTTCTTTCTGAATGCGTCTCAGGAATGCATAGTGAATAATTTGAGTAAAGTAAGCAAAAGGGTTTTGTGACTTTTCTGGATTAAAGTTATGAATATACTGAACACAGTTTTCAATGCCATCAGAAATCATATCTTCTTTGAACATATAGTTCACGAAGTTAGGTTTAAATGAAAGGTGATTGGCAATCTTCAAAAAACATTCACCAATATACCTTGGAATTTGAGGTTTTGGATTACCCCTAATCTTGGCAATTTCAATATCCTCACGATATTTAATCAGAGCTGCAAGAAACTCTTTGTTGTTGACATAGTGCTCTGACCTTTTTCTTTTGGTCATGACTGCTGTTGTTATCATTAGGTTAACTCATAATATGTATGAATTATAGCATTAACGCAAATAGTTGACAAGGTTTCAATAACTGTGTAGAATACCTTTGTTGGGTTTGAAGATGAGGCTCTAGCTATTCTTAAAGAGTTTCTCTAGTATTTCTTTAGCATCATTAACATTAGCAAGATATCCCATCTTACGAGATATCTTTGTTTCATTGCTCTTAGTCTTATAACTTTCTCTACAATAAGTTTGATACATAGAAATCATTTCAATATCAGAAGATTCACTCATCGTAAGAACATCTTCAATATTGATTATAAACATGTCTTCAGTAGTAGTCTTTAACCAAGGTTCTATTTTATATCCCATTATTCCTGCTCTTCCTTTTATTTCACAAACAATAATGGGATTAGTAACTAACAAAAGAGTTCTATCATCTTCTTCAGTAGCTGCTACCTTTGCGAAGATTTCCTCTCCAGTTTTTAACTTAAGGGTTGCGTAAAAATCATCTTCTATCATTTGCTCTTTAATTGAATAGTGATTATTTCATAATTAAATTGTTCTTCATTATAAATTTTAATTCTTTCTATGAAGTGATTTAAAGTGTAGTTCTTTCTTGATTGAATTGTACAATCATCAGAGATGTCGTAGAGGACTGCTTTAGTTTTATTTTTTCCTTTTCTAAGTACTCTTCCAATTGATTGTAGATTTCTAACTCTCGATTTACTGGGTGAAGCAAAGATAACATTATTGAGACTCTTAATATTAATACCTGTAGAAAAGGTTCCATAAGATGCAACGATAATTGCGTTGTTTTCTCTTTCAGTAATTTCTCTTACAAGCTCTCTTTCTTCAGCATCCACCCCACCATGAACAAAAAATATTTTACGATCTTCACGGTTATTGTTATTTATCATCTCATAGAGAATTGCCCCATGAGATTCTACTCTTGAAAATAAGACTAAAGTATTCCCCTTCAAATCAAGAGAAAGATTTGTTATAAACTTATTTCTTTGTGGATGAGATATTAAGTACTGAATTTCATCTTCATAGGTTTCAAATTTTTGAGGGGAATGTTTAAGTACAAGACACTGAATATCCAACTGTGAAAGATGACCTTGTTTCATCAGTTCAGCAGTCTGAGTTACTCTATACGATGGTCCAAATAATCCCTCCAGAACCCATTTATGAGTTTGTGTTCCATCTAGTGTTCCAGTAAATCCGAAACGATATTTTGCATGATGAAGTTTAGTCATAATTTCAATAAGTGATTTGCTCTTGAATAAATGAGCTTCATCACCTATAATTACACCATAATCTTCAAAGAATGAACGGTCTAGTTTATATACAGATTGCCAAGTTGTAATCGTAACTGGATATTCGTTTGTTTTTTCTCTGCCAGAATAGATACGGTGACAATATGACTCAGCATCCCAACCATAATCAAGGAAATCCTTGTACATCTGTTCTACAAGAGATGTCGTCGGAACAACTAAAAGAATTTTTTCATTTTTATCCACATAATATCTTACAAGGGAATAAATCATCAGTGATTTGCCACTGGCAGTGGGGCTTATCAATAGTTTTCTATTATGCTTTAGGGCACCATATACTCCCTCAATCTGGTATTTCCTGGGAGTATGGGCACAAATGGAGTGCATATAATCCTTGACACCTTCAAAGGAAATGTGCTCATTCTCCTCATATGGAGTGCCATAAAATTTATTATCTTCAAACTTATAAGTGTATCCGTATTGCTTACAGAAGGATACAAGCTTATCTAGCAAACCAACATAGATTTGCTTTGACCTCATATCAAATAGATGAATTTCTCCATTCCAATTTCTATTCCTATATTGGGGCATAAACTTTGCAGATTCTACCTGAAACGTAAATCTGTCTCTGAGTTCGTATTCGATATGTGGTTGTGTCTTTATTTTTAGGAATACTTCATTGGACTTTTCAATAATCAAATCGCACATAAATAACCCTCAATCAAGGTTATTTATCTTTTATATCCTAACGATCTTCTTCTTGCATAATATTCTTTTAATTTTTCACTTCTTATTTTTTTCTCTTCATCTGAAAGTTTTCTACCCTTGGTATAACTATTACCAATCATTCTTTCCCTCATTTTTTGCTTTGTTTCTTCTGAGTGATAGTTTGGTAAAGTTTTTCCTTTGTTCCAGGGTTCTTTACCCTTTTTGGATTCAGACATTCTTAGTTTAGATTCTTCAGAATGTTTCCATCCTTTTTTCCAATATTCACCATCAAATGGTTCATAATCACCAAGATCACTCATATCAATATCTTTTAGTGATTCGAAAATATCTTCCATTTATTGCATTAGTTACTTCATTTTATTTATTTACCCCAGTCCAGCAGTAAATCTAATAAACTCAATTGCATTCTTGATTTGATATGTTCTATTTTGAATTACTTTAAGAATGCTTTCCAGATAATTTAACATCGTATCATAGTATTCAACCTTTAAACATACTGAAGACAATCTTTCATCAGCATCTAAGTATTTTTGGAGAGTGTCTTTATCACGAATTTTCTTAGGGAATGGATTCTCCACATAAACATCAGGATCCGCTTTTCCAGTAAAATACTCATACCGTTCATGTCTAATGTTCTTCTTTTGCTGCTCTGCTTTTTTCTTTAATAAAACAAGATTATTGTAAATGTCAAAATATTTTGCGTGTAAACTGGGAATATTTAATGATTCTGTATGAAGATTGTCAATATCAATTTTTGAATCTTCTTCCCACATCCTTTGGATTGTATCCAAATCAAAAGTCATAATGGATTGTCTGCATTATCTACTATATTGTAGATAGTATACTTGAAAGTTACCTCCGCAGTCAAATAATCAATGTCACTATCTGTAGCATCAAATTGAAGATCTGTCAATGAATATGGAAATACGTCTAAAAATTTTACTTTAAAGTTTGAATTATTTGAACTTGTTAGAACTGTCAATGTGGCATCGGAATATAAGTTCATCTGAGATTTATTTTGCAAATCCATCGATGCGTTTGTTTTTTGCCACTTATATATTTCCTGCAAAGATTCGGGATATCCAATTCCACGAATCCAGTTCTGAATCTCCATATAATTTTCGAGATTTTCGTCAACCAAAAACCTTAGAGTTAAATCGTTGAAAGTGACTTTATCTCCTGGAATATCAATATCCTTAAGATATGTTGGTTGAACTGCAATTCCCAAAGTCATTCCTGGAATATTTGTAGAGTTTCCGAAGAATGCAACTTTCGGTGCCCTATTCAAAGTAAACTTGAATCCTACAGGTGATAGAAAATTTCTATTCCGTATTTGATTCTTATATGCGTTCGTGAGTGCCATTTTTTGAATTATTTAGATAAAAAAAGGGGTCCTTTCGGACCCCTTGATGAACTTTGTGATTTAAATCACATGATGTTCTTAACAGCAACTCTTCTGTAGTAGCGGTTGCTGTTGACACGCAGACGACCCAGACCTGCATCAGCACCTTCTGCAAATGGGTTTGCAACGATGCCATAACGGGTCTTAAAGCCGATTTTAGGCTGGAAGCTGTTCTCACCAACGGCACGAACCATCTGGAGAGGAACATATGGGCAATAGAAGAGACCAGCATCATATGGGCTGGAACCCTTATAACCAACAACGTAGTATTGGTTTGAACCCTGTGCCAGACCGCTGTTGTCTCCAGCAAGGTTTGCTGAATATGGGTCGATGTATACTCTATACTTACCTGACAGAACACCAGCAAAAGTATTGCCAGTATCATCAACGTTCAGGTTTGCATTCAGAGCAGGGGTGTAATCGAGAACACCAGCCATGGTCAGTGCCGAAGCAACGTCAGCAGAACACAGGATGATGTTACCCTTTCCACGACGAGTTCTTTGAGCAATTCTGTTAGCATCTCTTTCGATTTGGAACAGAAGACCCTTGAACTTCTCAACAGACCAACGACCATTGGAGTCGATATCGAGGTCGAATACACCAGCAGTTGCAGTGTTTTCTACAGCACCTTGTTCAGCAATCTTGTAGATAGTTCTGATAACTTCACGGTTGATTTCTGCGAGGATTTCACTGGACAGAATGTTTGCCAGTTCAGCTTCAGCATTCAGACCGTGGATTGCCTTGAGGTCCTGAGCAAGCTCAAGTGAGTACTCAGCCTTCAGTGCTCTTGACTTTGCAGTAACAGTGACTTTCTCAATCGAGAATGCCATCTGGTTGAATGCGTCACCACCGGTGCCATCCAGGTTCTCTGCATCACCAGTAGCCATGCCCTGACCGACATTATATGCGGTTGAGGATGCACTACCAACTGGGTTAAGAATGCCTGGGTTGGTTCCTGCCTGCGTGGTAGTACCAATACCAGCTGCAGCATCGGTGATGCCACCAGTCAGATTGAAACCAGCATCCTGACCAGAGAATGAAGTATCTGCTTCATTGTAGAATGCTTCGGTTCCGCTTTGAGTGTTGTAGCGGGAACGCATTGCGAAGATGAGTCCAGTAGGACCACTCATTGGTTGAACACCTGCCAGGTCATAAGCAACCAGGTTAGGCATTGAACGTCTGATCAATGAGATCAGAACTGGGTCGAAACCTGCAGTAGGACCAGCAGCGTCTGAAGTGGCTCCAAAACCACCAGTACCAGCTGAGTTAGTTGGTGCTTCTGTCAGGAATGAACCTGAAGTTGAGAAAGCATTTTGCTCTCTTAAGAATTTCTCTTGGTTTTCGAGCAGGACAGCGGTTACAGCCTTTCTGTGTGAATCTTTGATTGGATCAAGACCCTCATAGTTCAGAAGGGGTGCCCACTTCTCCTGCAGATGCTCTGATTGGAACATTTGCGTTTACCTCTTTAAAAATGTGTTTTTTGTTTGAATGATATTAAATTCAAATTATTTGCTAAAAGCTGAAAGAGTCTTCAGGTAATTAGCCATAGAACCAGAAATTGATTCATTCGAATTGTCTACACCCTCGGAG